GTGCGGCAGTATCTCGAATCCGAAAGACTCGAATGCTATTCGAGAGTCCCGCTCACTTTCAGCACTATCTCGATGCCGATCTAGTGCGACTATCGGCTAGAGCTCACAAGAAGGGACTAGGATTTACCGCTAGGCTAAACGGTCTCAGCGATATCCCCTGGGAGTTGATTGAGCACCATGGGCGGAACGTATTCGAGCGTCATCCTACGATTCAATTCGTGGACTACACTAAGACAGCCGCACGTCTAGCGCTAAGAATCCCTAACTACTGCCTGGTGTATAGCTACAACGAGCGGAGCAGCGATAAAGAGGTTCGGAACTTCCTAGTGCATGGCGGAAAAGTCGCCATGGTGTTCGCTGGCGAGCTCCCAGAGTCGGTGAAAATCGGTCGTAATCGTTTCGAGGTTGTAGACGGTGACGAGCACGATCTTGTTCACCTTCACGAGCCTGGCGTCGTCTTGGGATTACGCTACAAGCGAGCGTATTCACCGAAAGATGGTAAGAGCATGGCAGTAAAAAACAATGGCTTTATTCTTGGAGAATAAGAAATGTTAAGATTGAAAGCAGTGTCCAACGTAGCAGATTCGAGAATCTTAGTATGCGCGTGGCGTAGTGAGTACGCTGATAAAGATATTCCGATGCGAATCGAGGTCAACGAGAAAAGCGTGACAATTCAGCCCAATCTCGAGGGGCTCGAGTGGTTACTGAATAAAGACCGCTCCGCCTTGATTGAAGAGATTCGCGATATGGTGGCGAGCTGGTACCGTTAACCTACAGAGTCCCGATGCTGTCGGGGCTCGCTAGGTTAACGCCTCTGTCGTCAATAATGGCGGCAGTCACTTGGAAGTAAATACTATGAAACTAAAGGCTAGTGCTGCGTATGGTGCATATCTTAGAGACTGTTTTTTTGTTCTTAACTTTTTTCGGTCTGATGACGATGCTAGACGACTAGTATCCCAGATCCATGGCAAACCGTTAGCGTTACAGACTGATGCTCTGCTCGAGTACTATTCTCAAGTATTTGAGAAGCACGAGTACTGTTACGCTCATTTCGAGAAGGTAGCCGATTGGCTCATCTCTGAATACTATGCTGGCGCGCCATACGGTACGCGCCACACTGGTGTAAAGCACGATGATTGGTGGTCTCCGCCTACTGACGAATGGTCGCAGGAATACGCCGACTATATGGCGGAACTTGACGAATAATAGTTAAAAAAATATGCCGAACATACTTGACGCTGTAAACAGTATCAGGTATGTTCGGCTTGTCGCTGAGAAATGGCGATACTTGGAGATAAAAACTGTGAACATCCTAGCCTACGCAATAATGAGAGTTACTGGTTACCGATTCCCTAAATACGGACTATTCGGGAGAGACACGAGATCACGTGAGATCCTACAATGGATCGGAATCAATCCGATATTTCTGAATATACGCCTTCCAGATGTTCCAGAGTTGTAGACATACCAGACACTAGGCAGCCCCAAGATCGTTGAATCTGGGGCATCCTAGAGCCTATCCGCCCCATCCTGGCTCGATGCGGAGGTGTCGATTCCAGCCTTGGCAGACGCCTCCGACGCAGTAGGAGCGGCCAAGTGTAGTAGCAAAGTTTTTTATTAACTTTTTGAGGTGAATATATTTCTTCAGGATTTGGCGGTGGCAAGTTACAACTCGAGCCGTCACCTTTTTGAGGTGAATATAATTTACCGAAAACCGACAACACAATTTTAGACGGGCAATAATGCCCAATACTTGGAGAAATGTATGAGTGAGTTAGCTGTAATAGATTACAAGGATGGTCATGTCCTTAAGGTGCTCAAGCACACCGTCGCTAGGGGAGCAACCGATGCTGAGTTTGCGCTGTTTGTGGAGTACTGCAAGAGCACGAGGCTCAATCCCTTTAAGAAGGAAATCTGGTTCATTAAGGTAGGTGATCGTGTCCAGTTGATGACTGGTATTAACGGCTACTGGAGTATCGCCAATAACCATGACGCTTTTGATGGTGCTGAGGGCGGTCTTATCGATAAGGACGGCAACTGGATTAAGTCAGTACCAGGCAACGACTTTATCGGAGCTTGGTGTCGTGTCTACCGTAAGGATAGGAAGTATCCGATGGAAGGCGAGGCGATGATGGCTGATTACGACACTGGTGTAGGGCTCTGGAAGCACAAGCCTCGCATTATGATTAAGAAGGTGGCTGAGAGTATCGCTTTGCGTAAGGCGTTCGCTCAGGAGCTAAACGGCCTCTATACGCAGGAGGAGATGCCAGCAAGCTACGCTCCAAAGCATGAGGAGATTCCGCTACCAATCGCCAAAGAGCCAATTGTAACCGAAGAGGATGATCTGCCATGGGAAGTAAAGAAAAAATAACCTACTGGTACGAGCAGGGGCGGCGTGACGCCCCTCGTGTCGGATACATTAGGTGGACATCGTTCGTTGATGAGGAGCTCCTCAAGAAGTTCAAAGAGGTAGCTAAGAGTGAAAATAAGTCCTTTGTCGACGCTTTGAATGAAGCACTCGAGAACTGGACTAATTATACACCTGAATAACCTGTGGATAACTTATGAAAGTAGCGATAAAGACTAAGACTTTTGTCAATAAGAAGAATGTCCTTCACCAAGCTCTCTACAAGCTTACAGAACCTATCGACGGTTACAGTGAGGTGGTAGTGAGTGCGGTGCATAAGCCTAAGCTTGGCATACACGAGACCTTTATATTTCCGTATGAGAACGGGGACGCCTTTATGGAAGCCTTATCGGGCTCCACTCAAGGTATCTTTAACCATGAAGAGGTATTGAGTTCGCTAGGTTACGAGGTAATCGAGGAGCGAGAGGTCCAATAAAAAAACCTAGCTGAGCTTGTAAACGGATAAGAAAACAATCTCAGCTAGGCTACTTGGAGATCATACTATGAAATATGACCAAAACTACGTTAGCAAATCCCTTACTTCGAAGCAAGGTACACTGCGCCCTGACGTGCGCTTTGACTAACTCAGTTTATCTATTTTGTTAAGCTTATCTAGTCTATCTCTAAAGGTTAAGTTGAGTTAATTAACCTCTTTATGTGTTTATGGGGAGAATTATTTTTGTTTGAAGAGACTGACGTAACAGCCTTGATGAGTTGAAGAGCGAAAAGGGATGGGGGATTCTTAAGGGGGAAGGGGCCATCCTGTCAAGAGGGGAAAGTGAAAAAAAGTTACTTGGAGATGTAAAATTATGATGAATGTAGAAGATATCAAACAACTCATGCGTATCCTGCACGCTGAGTACGGGAGCAAGGTGAGTTACAGCGAGCCTCGAGCTAGGCTCTGGACGACCATTCTTGGTCACGCTACGTACCAGGAGGCGGAGCTGGCTATCGCTATGCTCCTGTCGGAGGCGAGGGCTTTCCCACCTGCCATCGGAGAGATTAACCAGCAGATTCTTAAAAATAGGCAAGGGACACCTCAAGATTGGTCTTCATTGTGGGACCAGGTGTTAACAGCTGCACAGCGTAGTGCGTATGACTCCGATAATCAGGCTTCTAAGCTGCCTGAGAGCGCCAGGAGGGCGATTGGAGGTGCTGCAGGGCTCAAAGAGTTAGCCCTAACCGATAACGCCTCTGTGGCGATTATACGGGCTCAGTTTCGGCAACGGTTGGAAGCAATAAACCACTACAGCAATGTGGAGGAGACCAAAGAGTCACTGCAGCAGTCGCTGCCGAATATCAACGTAACGATTAAAACCATAGGATAATTATGGCATACGAGAAAAAGACAAAAGAAGAGTGGGAAAAGATTGCCAGAGAAAAGAGTCTACAAAAGACCGTAGACAACGTGCAGCTAATTAAAGATGCCGTTTCTGCAACCAAGATTGGCGGAGCGGATGCTAACACCGCCCTCCTCACCATCCTTATCGCAGAGCTTATGAAAGTGAACGACAACCTTTTCTGGATTCAAAAGGGACTTAAAAACAAGTCATCGGACTCAGATAGAGTTCCCTTCTAAACAATAAAATTATCAGCAGGTCTAATTAGGGCTAGGAGCTTCTAGTTAGACCTGCTATAAGGTTCTTTACTTGGAGATACATATATGACTAGGCAGCGCAACGACGCCCATTCTACTGAGTTTGGCATCTGGCTAAGACAGCAGCCAGAGATTCAAAGCCATCTTGGTTACGCAGCAACTAACATTGACTATATGTGGTGTGACTACCGCAGGAACAAATGGATGTTCCTCGAGGAGAAGCGATTTAATTCGCCACTCTCATACTCGCAGAAACAGCTGTTCGAGCGCATACAAAAGGCGTGCTTAAACGATCCTACCTACTGCGGCCTCCACTTCATCCAGTTCGAGAAAACCAGCCCAGAGGACGGTAAGACGTTCTGGAACGGGCAGGAGATAGACAGGTCTCAAATTATTTCAATGCTTACCTTCGGGGAGAAATAACATGGTTGACGATGCTGAGAGCGCAAAGATTATAGAAGACGCAATGCGTGCCTACCTGTATCCAATAATGGTGACGGTATCGGCAGAGGCGCCACTGACGGGCAGAGACCTCGAGCGAGCCTGGAGAGCAGGCTACGAGTTCTGTGCTCTGCGTGGAATGTCAGATGAAGAAATGAAGTCCTTGATAAACCGCATCACTAATGATTGTCGGCTTATGTTGGAAAAGTAAGGGAGAACGTATGAAAGTAAAATTAGCAGAGGCTTTGCTCCGCCGTAAGGAGCTCCAAGGGAAAGTGGATATGCTCAAGCATATTCAAGACAAGAACCTGTTCGAGGTAAAGGCACAGCGCCGTCAGGTAACTGAGAGTCTCGATGATATCATCGCTCAGGTGCCAAAGCTTACAGCGTCGCAGGTGACTGCGGAGTATGACTGGCACGCACGTCAGCTACGACTCGTTGACGCAGCTATCCAGCAGGCGAACTGGACCTGTGAGATTGAAGTCGACCAGACAGTAATGAGCGATTACAAGGCGTAATGGCTCTCGTTGGTGAGTTAATGCAGGGAGGGGAAAGCGTTGGGGAAAAGCATTCTCGTGTGCTTAATCACGTAGGTGTTGCGCGACATCGTAGACGTTCGCCATTAGGAAATGGCAAAAGCAGAAATAGCTCAACTGGCAGAGCACTAGATTGTTAATCTGGAAGTTATTGGTTCGAGTCCAATTATTTGCACCGTTGATATGGGATACGGAAACTGAAAGGTAGTCCGAATGTCTGAACAGCGAACAACTAAGAAGCGCACATCCGATTCGATGAACAAAAGTACAAGTAATGAGTTAATCCCGAATAACCAAGCCCCAGGTTCCCTACCTTGCCTTAACTCACCAACAATTTATTGGAACGTAGCTCAATGGTAGAGCACCAGACTGTTAATCCGGCGGTTGTAGGTTCGAGTCCTACCGTTCCAGCCAAAAATAGAGGATAAATGAGCAAGACACCTGAAGAATTGGCAGAGGAATGGGCAAGCAAGCGAACGTATATTATCACCATTAACGATACAACGACAACAATAGCCAAAGAAGCGTTCCTTGCTGGCTTCAAAGTTGGATATAACGAAGCTAAGAAGTATTGGGCGAATCAGCCTAAGTACGATGTAGGGACGGAGGAAGAATGAAAACACCTGAAGAATTGGCGAAGGAACATGCTGATAAATGGATCGTATTGCAGCCAGAATATACCAGAATCATTTACGATTTCATTGAGGGGTATAACAGCGGATTTAAGGCTGGTTACAAGTCTGGA